GATACCAGCTCCCAGTCGTCGAGGTTTAGCAGGCGTTCCGCCTGGTCGCTGTGGAAGCGGTAGACGCACTTCTTTGGCTCGAGGAATCCGAACACCGTGCGCGCATCCGCCTCGGCGGTTTGGCTGATCGTACGGTAGATCCAGCCGGCGGCTAGGACCGAGTTGACGATATCCTCCGCCGATTGGGTTAGCGTCAGGCTCGACCCGATTAGGTCGCCGTCGGCCTGGACGATATCGGTAGCCTGCTTGTCGAACGGATCGAAAAACCGGAACGTGTCGGCGGCGTCGTCGATTTCCCAAGCATAATCGAACCGGCGGGCCAGCTCGTCGATCACGCTAAACAGGGAATCGTAGGCCGGCTTGATCTCGACCTCGGTGCTGTCCGCGAGCGCGTCGACGTTCGCCGCCAGCGACGTACCCCATTCGTTCCAGATCTGCGTCACGACGTCCGTTAGCGTCCCGGCGTACTCGCCGAAAATCCGCACCCGCTTGGCCCGCGTCTCAAGCGTTTCGCACTCGACCTTGGCCTGCGTATAGTTCCGCCCTCGCTCGAGGCTGATCGTCGTGATCAGCGCGCGCCACGTCCGGTCAGGCGCCGGGCCGTCGTCGGAGTGCGTGACCTCGACGATTTCGTTGAGCGCCAGCAGGTCGAAGGTCGGTTGCGTCGCCGGCTCGGCGTCGACGCTAAAGCTGATCTTCGTTATGGGCGCCCGGGATTCGGTCGACACGTTCAGGCCGCGCACGTAGGCGGTCTGATTCGCGATCCTGACGGTCTGTTGCCACTGATTGACGTTAGGCATTACGCGAACGCCCCTGTCAGGTCCGAGCCCTTACGCTTGAGCCGGTCCATGACGTCGCGATCGTCGCGGAACGTGGCGCGGCTCATGTCGATGTTGTTGACTGTCGTGCCGCCCGCTCCCGCAAGGCCGCCGCCCCCGCCTTGTGCGCCCGCTACGTCGCCGAGGCTACCGACGTTCGCGCGCCCGACCGCGCCCTCGAGGCCTTTCTTGGTCCGCTTGCCGGCGTCCTCGGCCTTCTTGGCCATGCGCTCAAACTCCCGGTCGGCTTCGTCGACCATGCGCGGTATGATCGAGTTGCCGGTGAGCGCCTGCCACATATCCTTTACGATCCCAACGACGGTATCGACCATCGCCTTAACGCGCCCGATCGTCTGCTGTTTGATGAACTCGAATGCCGCGAGAAATCCTTGCTTCATCGAGTTTAGGATCGACTTGATGGCGTTCCAGGCGGCCATGATCGTCTGCTTAACCGCGTTGAACGCCGTTAGGATCCCCTGCTTGATCAGGTTCAGGACTCTCTTCAGCGCGTTCCAGAACGTAAGCCAGCCCTGCTTAACGAGAAGCAACGTCTCCTTAAAGCCCTGCTTGAGCGTCGTCAGGACAGCCTTCAGCGCCTGCCAGGTGGCCTTAAAACCGGCCACCAGCGTCTGCAATACGGCCTTCAGCGCCGTCACGCCGGCCTTGAACGCGGCCTTGATCCCTTCCCAGATCAGCTTTATGCCCTTTAACCAGAGCTGGAACGCCGCTTTAACCGCCGCGATGCCGGCTTTGAATCCGGCTTTGATGCCCTGCCATAGCGCCTTAACACCGGCGAGGATCGCCTGCCACGTCGCCTTAGCCGCCGCGGCGAGCTGAGGCCATATCGCGATCAGCCCCTTAATGATCGCCCGGACGGCGATGAATGCGGCGATGATTGCGGCGACTATCGCTGCGACCTTAGCTGCCACGACGAGGAACGGGGCGATAGCGCCGGAAGCCAGCGCGGTAAAAACCGGGATCAGTAGGCGCGCCGCGCTCATGATGCTGCCGATCATGCTGACTACCCGGCCGCCGATACTGAGTATGGGGCCCAAGACGACGGCGAACAGCGCCAGTTTGCCTAGGGCGCTTTGCACCGGCGACGGCAGCGCGCGGAACGCGTCGACCACAGACATGATCGTCTGGCCGACGGACTTGAGCGCGGGCACTAGCTTATTCGCGATCACGGGCAGGGCTTTATTAAGCGCTGGCAGAAGGTCGATCGCGATGCGCTTACCAGCCGCGGATAGCTGATCCTTGAAGTTGCTGAACACGCGTTGAAACTTACGCGCCTTGCTCAGCTCGTCCTCGTCGAGAATCGTGCCCGATTCCTTAACGGCTTGCTGAATCTTCTCGATCTCGGCGCGCGACGCGCCTAGCAGCTCGACTAGCTGCTCTCCGGCCTGGCCGCCTAGTAGCTCGTCGGCGATGCGGGTGCGCGCGGCCTGGCTTTCGATACCCGAAAGGCGATTGCGGACGAGATTGAATAGCCCGAGCGCGTCGTCTTTGGCCTGATTGATCTCGGACTGAGACAGGCCCAGCCTCTTAAACGCTTCGGCGGCCGGACCCTTTGCCGTCTTAGCGAACTCGTCCGCGCGTAGCTGTAGCTCCTTAAAGCCGTCACGGAGGGCGCCTTGATCGACTTGAAAACGCTCGGCTGTTTCTTGCCAAAGTTGCAGGGCTTCGGCGTTGACGCCGAGGCGCTTTGAGAAAGCCAGAGTTTCGGATGCCGAGCGTGTAACGGTGTTGATATAGGCGCCCGCCGCGCCCGTGACGCCGACGACGCCGGCAGAGAATCGAGACAGCGAATCACCGGCGGCCGAGGCCTTGTCGCCAAACGCCGACATGCGGTCGCCAGCACGCCCGACTTGATCGGCCATGCCCGCCGCCGCCTCGGTAACGCCGCTGATGCGACGCTGCGCGGTCTGGACGCCTTTGACGCTGATCTCGCCGACCAGCTCGAACAGATTACTTGCCACGCTGCGCCCTCCGCTTTGGATCCGCGGCGGCGATCTTATCGGCCTCGGCTAGACCACGCGCCTTAGTAGCTTCTCGCCGTTGCTGCTTGCTCTGCGGCGTATCGACACCCAGCCCGAGCCCTTCGATGAACTCGCCAAATGTCTGATTCTCGCTGCCGGCGGACAGATAAGCCGTAAACGCCGCCCGCCGGTAGCTGTCCCGAGTCTCGCTAGCCTCCGCCTCGACGCCGGCGCGGCGGATCGGCCACCACGACGACCACCGGGACGCCCAGAGCTGGTCGGGCCAGACGCCGTAGCGACGCAAGGCCCATTCAGCCTCTCGGTCCCGGGCGCGGGACGTTAGCTGCTGGCTTCCGCTTCCGTGAACCAGCTCCCCGCCAAGCTCCGCGCCCGCTGCATAAAATCGGCGACGTCATCCCGCGACGACAGCTCCTCGAGGACGTCGAGCACGAACGTCGCGGGCTCGGCCTTTAGCTCCTCCGAGGTCATGTCGGTGATGCTGGCGAGGAAGTCCGCGCCGGCGTTCGGGGCGACCCGGAGCCCGACCTGAATGACCTGCTTGCCGGCCTGCATCGAATCGGTCGAGCCCTGGCGCATCTGTTCGATCGTTTCGCCGTCGAGATGTTCAAGTGTCGCCGAGATCACAGAAGCCGCCGCAAACAGGTCGGCGACGGTTAGCGGTTCGTGGATATAGTCCGCCATTAGGTCACGTTCTCAATGTCGATGGCCTCGGGCGTCCGGATCTCAAACGGGCTTGAGTCCGGGTCGTCGATCGGCGTATGGCCGGTGAACTGAACGCCCAACGTCGCCTCGTTTTCGTCGGAGGTCTCCATTTCAAAGCCCCCGTCATTGAGCCCGTTAAAAAGCACGAAGATATAGGGATCACCGTCGGCCTGATTCCGACCGACGAGGGCGACGTTCTGGATATACTGGTCGAGGTTCGGCAGGTCCGAGATCCGCTTGGTAATGTTGTAACCTTCCTCGTTCGTCACCTCCGAGCCGGTCAGGATTCGGTAAAGGTTAGCCGACGTCATCTCGAGGATACCGCCGCTGATCCGCGCGGTCTCCGAGATTACGCGCCGGGTATTCAGGACCGGCGCCCGATGCCCGTCGATCTCGGGCATACGAAGCTCTTGCTCGAGCGTAAACGTCGTGCCCTCCTGGGTCGCGCCGATCTTCTGCTCGTTCGGCTCGCCGTAGTTGAAGTAAATCGCGCCGGAATCGATAAAGAATCGCTTCCAGCTTGAGCTAGTCGCTCCGGTGATACGGCCTGGCATGGCGGCCTCCTATGTCGTAACGATCTCGGTCATTGTCCGGCGGAACGCGTAGACGATCCGCCATCGCACGAGGCTCGGATCATCCTCTCGCTCCGGGCCGTCGTTATCGTAGAACATGCGCAACGGCCCTCGGTCAGTGTCGATGATCCGATGATCTAGCGCATCACGCAATACGTCGCGAATCGGCTCGAGCGCGATATGGCTCGTACCGTCGCCCCAGACGTCGAACGTGAACGAGCCCGACGCAATCTGAATCGTCGTCAGGTTCTCGCTATAGCCGATAGTGATATAGGGCCGCGGGTGTTCCGGCGCCCATTCGGTATAGACCGCGGTGCCGCCCCAGGGCGCTTCCGCCAGCTCGGCGGCGAGGTCCGGGGAATTGCGTAGCACATCGACGATATCCGAAAGCATCAGGCCACCCTACGCCGGAGGATATCGACAATGGTGGACAATTCCTCCTCGGCTGTCACCTTGAAATGCGGCCGCGGGCGCATGTTCTTTGTGCCCACCTCAAGAAAACGGGCGTATTTGAGCGGCGTCCCGACAAGCCAAGCGCCCCCGCCGCCCGGCTTCTTGACCGCCTGATAGCTTCGCAGCAGGTCGCCGGTCGCGACCGCCGGCGGCTCGCCGGGCGCTGATGCCGTATAGGTCGCCGACTTGCCGCCCGGTATCCGGTACTCTATGCCGGACCGGCCGCCGCCGCGCATCTTTTTCTTGATCGCGCCGCTGAGGTGCCGGGCTGCCGCCTCCTGGTTGCCCGCTACGCCGTCGCGGATTCGCTTGTTGATCTGCTTATCATTGCGCTCTAAACGGATGCTCATGTGACCCCCTGGCGCGCGGCATCCCATACATCGATGAACTCTAGGGCGACGATCTCGTAACGGATGCGCTGGCGCTTACGCGGACGGATAACACGGTAGACGTAGCCGGTGTGCACGATCCAGTCGTCTTGCAACAGGCCCACGCCCGCACGTAACCCGATCTCGGCGTCCACGTTGGCGGCCAATGAGTTACCGTCGACCGTCGCCGTTGGCGTCCGGTCTTCCCAGGCAACGCGAATACTGCCGTTCTGCAATAAAGGCTCGCGGGTGAACCCGCCGGCGCCGTCGTGCTGCTTCTGAATCCGGTAATGCGCGACGCATTCGCGCAGCGCCCCTGGCGACAGATCCTCGAACTTCATAGCCCTGTCGACACCCTAAACGGAGACGCGAGATCGAGGGCGCCGGACTGCGTGAACGCTTTGGTGACGTCCATCCCGCGCCGGTCATAGAGATACGCCGCGAAGTGCAGGACAGCCATGCGTAGCTGGCTCGGTACCGAGCCCGCGGCGTTCCCCGCGGTATAGGTCACGCGCAGGGCGTTGAAGACCCGCTCGCTGTAGCCCTCGAAATATAGCAGGCGGAGGCGATGGGGCTCCGAGATCGTGTCGGCCTCGTAGTCGTCGGCCGCTAACGCGGTCGCGTTGCCGTCGTCGTCGATCGTCTCGACCGACGTGATCGCGTCGCTAGCGACCCGCGGCAGGTTAAGCCAGACCGGGCGACGGCCGACGAGTTGCGACAGGCTCCCGGCCGGCACCGAGTCCACGCCATACGCGGCGTCGAACGTCGTCACAATCTCGCGCTCTAACATTTCGCGGTCGGTATATTCGACGACGCGCTGGGCGCCGGTCCGGAGCAGGGTTTCAATCAGCTCGTAGCGGACCGACGACGGATCAGGCGGGCATGGATCCTCAAGGAACTCGGCGAACTCATCGACCGTAACCGGCGACTGAATCGCCGATTGCGGCCAAACGGTCCGCCGGAACAGCTTGCGAGGGTCCGGCGCCGCTTTTGATTCCGGGTGGTGCAGCCCGTCGGTTAAGTGGCTCATGGCCAGCCCTCGTTATTGCCCCAGGTGCGCCTTGACGTCCGCAGCCGTCACGCGGCCGTCCTTGCCGGTGCCGGGCACTTGAGATAGGTCGATGCCTTTCTCGTCCGCCGCTTGTTGGGCGCCGTCGGTTGCGTTGATCCCCGGCCGCGACGGGCGCGCGTCGTTGAGCTCGGCCGGAACCTCGTTGGCCTCGCCTTCGGTATGGCCGCCGCGCTCCGGTACCGTGGCGCCGCCCTTGTCCTCAGCCGGATCCTCGCCGTCGTCGAGCCGTCGAGCCCGCGCGGGACCGTGCCGGGTAAAGTCGCCGGCGTCTGACTCCCGCATCGTCATCGCCCGGCCTTGTCGCATGTCGTAGCCCTCGAGCTGCTTCGCCCGGGCCTCGTCGACGTCGATCACGTCGCCCCGATTGACCGCGCCCTCGCGGCCGCGCCATCGCTGTAACGCTACCATCCTGACCATATCGTGACCTCCTAAAGCAAAAGGGGGCGAGCTACCCGCCCGCCCCCTATATTGTCGGATCAGATTAGGCCGATCCTATTACGTCAGGCTAGGCCACTGGCCCTTCACGTAAGCCTGCGGGCGATAGACCGTCAGGGCCAGCCGCTCCTCGGCGAGAATAGCGACCGCGTTCTTAGTGAAGAAGTCCATGTGGGAATCGCTGACGCGGATATTGCTCTGCATCCGATCCCACAGCGTCGCGGCCAGATTCCAGTTGCCGAGCAGGAAGTCACCGGACTGGATCGCGTTGGATTCGATAACCGGAACGCGCCACAGCCGGGGCTCACCGCCCTGCGGCACCGTGATCCAAATGTAGTGCTCGTCGGAGCCCTTCTTTAGCTCGAGGTCCGCCCAGTCCTCCGGATTCATCAGAATACCGTTAGCGCTGTAGTTGGACTTGCGGGCCAGGGCGACCGACCGGCGCACGTGATCAAGGATCGTGTCATTGGCGTTAAACGACCCGGTGGGGCCGGCGTCCTGGATATCCGGGTTGTTTAGGATGCCCGACAAGTTGCCCGACGTCCCGTCACCATTGAGGATCTGATCATCCTCTTCGTTCATCAGGCCCTCGAGCAACCGGCCGTCGATATAGCTGCGGAGCATCGGGGCGTCGTCGAGGACCTGACGGCTGGCCGGGATCCAATGCGCCAGCGTCGTGACCGGCTCGGTTATCAACTCGAAGGTCTGATTGGACTCGTTCTTGGCGTCGAACTCGTTCGCCTGCGGGCCGGCCGCATTGGTGAACCCAGAGCGATCCACCGGGAACTCGATCGCGTTCGACTCCGTCTCGTCGACGTTCATGAGGTCGCGGATGTGCTGTAACCGGTCCGCCGGGTCGCGGAAGATCTGGTTGATCCGCATGGCGTCGATCAGCGCGCCGGCGGAACCGCTCGCACTGGTCACGTCCTTCAGCTCCCGGTTCGTGATCGAGCGCATCTCAAGGCGTTCGCCCGTGGGGCGCCCGTTGCTTTTCATCCGCTCGAACACCTCGGATTCGACGAACTTGGCACCCGCCGACTTAACGGCTTCGCCGTCGTCGCCATAGCCCGGCCGGTTGACCCGCTTCTCGAGCTCCTGCAACCGCTCGTCCTGAGCCTTCGCATCCTCGCCGATCTTCTGGAGCTGCTGTTCAGCGGACTTGATCGCCTTTGCCGTCGCGTCGCTAGTCTCGCCGAACTTACGGATCTCCTCGTTCTGCTTCTCGACCTGCTTGGTCATCTCGGATCGGGCCTCGCTAAGCGCGTCGCCGATCCGCTTAACTTCCTCGAGGGTTTTGTCCTCAGCCATCGCTAAGTCTCCCGTGTTGCTACGTTAATCGCCCAAGCCTGGGCGTCGTCGCGGATCGACTGCAACGCCTTTTCGATCTCGTCGGCGCGCGGGTCGTTTCCTTCGCTCGGCGGCTGATCGTCGGCCGGAGTGTCGCCCTTGCCGGACGACGGCTCAGAACCGCCGATCAGCGCCTCGAGATTCGCGATTGCCGACCGGATCTCGGTCAGGCTATCGCCGAATACGTCGGTGCCCTGTTTTCTGGCCTGATCGTAAAGCGATTTAACCGCCGTGATCATTGCCTCGCTGTTCGCCGGGAATGATACAGCACTGAACTCAAATAGCTTAACCTCGGTGATCCGTCGCACGCCCGACTCCCGGTCGATCTCCGATTTGCCCTGCGGGATCGAGAACCCGATCGAGAGCTGATCCACCGCGCCGTCGGCCATTAGCTCGAGGGCGTCGCTGCCGAGCTGGGTGTTGCTGACCATCGCCTCGACCCGGAGCCCGCGCGAATCTTCCTCGAGCTTTGTGGCGCGGCCGATGATCTCGCTGTGCTGCCACAGGAACTTCACCCGGTCGCCGCGTTCCTGAATCGTTTTACGGAAAGCGCCGGGTTCAATAATATCGTTCACCGCATCGCGGTCGAACGTCGCCGCGTAGCCCTGGACGGTACGCTGCTCGGCGTCGACCTTCGCCTCAAACGGGATGCTCTTGGATTCCATCGTTGCGCCCTCGTCTTTGCTGCGCTCCCAGCGGCTAGCGCAGAACGCCGCGCGCTGATCTTGGTCGGGAAAGTCGCGCCGCGCCTCGGCGCTCGCCATGCAGCGTTCCATCCAGTCGGCGCGACTCTCGTTAGCTCTGGGTGTCGGCATTCCGCCAGCCCTCGATAATCGCCCGCGCGTGCGCGAGATCCTTGCGCGCAAGCGTAGCATTATCGGCCATCATCAACGGCATTTCCTCGTCCTCGGTCGGTTCGCTGAACGATCCGACGCCGGTGCAGCCGTCCTCGATGGCCGCTTGACGGAGCTGGCCGAGCGAGATCGGCAGCGCGAGTGCCAGATGCGCCATCGTCCGATCTGTCGGGCATAGCGTCTGCCCCGAGGTAACGCGGTCGATGGTTTCGCTGGATAGCCCCGATGCCTCGGCAAGCGCGGTGTTCGACATTTCCGCTTGGTCGCGTACGTTGACGACGAGCTGCGCGACCGCCTGACCCTTAGTAAACATATCGCCCTCCTAGTCGACGATGTAGGCCACTGAACAGCGGCAGTTCGATGTTATAATTCCGTTGGCGCTCATCAAGCCACTTTCCTCTTGGAGATCATAGACATGGCCAGTAAACCAGTAACGATTGACACTGACCACATGATCGAATGCTACAAAAGCGGGCGTTCGATCAACCAACTGTCGCACATCTTTGGTGTTGGCCGGCCCGCCATCACTCGTTTGTTGCGGCAAAACGGCATCCGCACTCGGACCAACGCGGAAGCTAATCGGCTGGAACAATCGAAGCGCACGCCACAACAACGTCATGCCAATGTTAAGGCCGCGCATGATGCTATCCGTGGCGTCCCGGCTCCCCGCGAGCGCTTGCAGCGCATCGCGCAATCCCGCGGACGAAAGGTGGGATTGTTTGAGCGCGAGATAATTCAAAGACTGAGCGAGCATGGGATAGACGCCGAAGGGCAAATGCCTATCAGCACTTACAACATCGACGTTGGCATACCCCCATTTTCCGTCGCCGTGGAAGTTTTCGCGTCGCATCCGCGTCGAAGTGAGACGGCCCGTTATAGAGAGCGTTTCAAAGACCTGCTCAATCAAGGTTGGTCCATTCTCGTCGTCTTGTGTCGCTATCCCAATAGGGTCTTTGCCCTCGAAAGCGTCTGCAACGAGATTGTCGCTTTCTGCAATGTCGCCAGCCGCAACCAAACCGCGGTCGGTCAATATCGGGTGATTCGGGGTAACGGTAAGCACCCTACCAGCACCAGTTTTGATATCGACAACTGGTCCCGAGTATAGACTACGCACCCCGGCGCAGAAGCGCCCTTTAACTTCTGTGCCGGGGGTAAAGCACATTATAATATTACCAGCCGACCCCAGCGGGTCGCCCGGGTGGTCGAGATCTTCGCCGGTACGAACGAACGGCTGATCAATCCGAACGGTTTCGCCGTCGGCGTCGACATGACTGAATCGCCCGTCACGGGTCCGGCCGTCGAGGGCGGCGACCCATTCCTTACGTTTGGGCCCAGGCGTCGACTTGGCGGCCGCCTGTTGCGCCGCTTGACCGGCGTTATGAACCTCGGTGCGCGCGATAACCTCGGACCTGACGCGCGACAGCGTATCGGATTCGCTACGAATCCGGCGCGCGACTTCCTGTATGCCGACGCCTTCGCGCTCGGCGTTCGTGATTATCCGCCGGAGCTGTTCGTTGGTCGTCCGCATAACGCGCTCGATCTGCCGCGCCGAATGCGCGGCGACGAACTGGCGTAGCCGCTCCTGAAATGCTTCCTCCGGGTTCTCCTGCTTGAACTCGCCGGCACCCGAGCCAGACTTGCCCTGAAACGCGTCGAAAACCCGGCGGCCGAGCGTTTCCCAGGCCGCCTCATACATGCCGTCGACCTGCCGGTTGATCCGCGGCCGTACCTCCTCGACGGCCGCGCGCACGCCGGTATCGCTCCGGTCACGCTCGTAGGCCTTGGCGCCGCGCTTCATCGCGTCCTTGATCGCCTTGCGCATCTCGTCAGCCTGCCGGTTAGCGATCCGCGTCACGAGCCCCTGCTGTACCGCCCGCTCCGTCGTCTCGTCGTTGCCGGTCAGTATCCGCGGCATCAGTCGTCACCGTAGGCGAGGCGCGCGAGCCGTTCCGGCGCCTGCTCGCGGTAAGCGTAGACCCGGCGCTTAACCTCGCCCGGGAGAGTTGATCGTTGCTCCGGGTCGGCTTCGCCGTCGTCGGTGTCTCCCTCGCCGGTACCGCCGGACGGGTCGCCGTCGGAGAAGAAACTGCGGCCGACCTCGCCCAGCATGTCGTCGGCTTCCTGCTCGGATAGCGGGAACGACTGAGCGATCACCGTCACCGCGGTCTCGCGCGGAAGCTGCCCTGCCGCTACCTGCTGGATTATAGACAGGATAGTGTTGACCTGCGAATCGTCTAGCCCGCCGCCGGCCGGCACGTCGTCGTCGCCAGAGCTCGCGCCGCCTGAATCGCTGCCGCCCGTGACCGGCAGCTTGCCGGCACTAATATACCCGACGTCGCCGCCGGGGATGTCGTCGAGGCCGAGGTCAAAGCGCTGGGAAACGGTGTTCAGCGGCGCGCCCATTTCCCACAGAGTCTTAGCCGCTTCGATCTTTTCCCCGAGATCCTGACGTAGCGCCTCGACGTTGCTCGTATCGTAGACGATTCGCAGCTCAGACCGCGCGGCGAACTCGGGCACCAGCGACGCGTTCAGGGTATCGGCCAGCTCCTCGAGTAACGGCACGACGGTATCGGCCCAGAAAACCTTGCGCGCGGTCTGCGCGTTCG